TTAGCCAATAAGATAGCATGCCCAGAGCGTGTTCGTGGTGAGTTCCTCAAGCTATACCACCTTCTCCCGCCAGCTGACATCGACCCTTTGCTCATACACGAGTCCGTCATCAGCAAGACTCAGAATGCCAATGTTGCCAACCCTACCGAGGTACGTAATTTCATCAACTTCTGCTCAGCCTATGACTTCTGCAAATTGACAGCCAAGCTGCACGAGTTCCCCAAACATGTGCTCACTCGCGACTATGCATTCCAAGATAGCAAGTGGGCCAAGTCGTGTCTGCGTGGCAAGGTCGAATTGCCACCTAAGAGCGAATGGGGCGCTGTGCGCATAAGCAAGCACTTCCCTTTCCCGCACACTGGGGACTTCCATGTACTCAGTGCAAAGGACAGCACAAGAGTGGTGGCAGACACGCAGATGTACATGGGCCGAGCCACATCTAGGGCACTCCCAAAGGTGGACAACAATGAGTTGCTCTCTGCACTGTTCAATGGAAGCACCCTGTCCAATGGTGAGAGCATGCACGACTGGCGCCGGAGGGTTGTCGATGGTGGGCTCACTCCCAAGGATGTCGCCATTGCGGCTGAGGCGGGCAAAGCCGAGAACACTAAAGTGGGGGCCAAGATACGTGAAACTCTGTCTGCATGCGACACGGTGCGGGAGTATCTCACCGAGGTAGACCACTCCATGCGTCCCCTGGGGGAGATCACGCCTGGTGTGTCCATGAGGATGGGGTACATCCGCCACAAGAAGAAGTTCCAGGAGATGGCACGTGCTACCTCCAAGCGCGCCACGCGCCACTCATTTGCAACATCCACAGACATTAAAGGATGGTCTCCCAACATGCCACGCTTGATGTTCTATGCTTGGCAAGAATACGCACTGAGCACAACTCAGTGTGAGGCCCCAACTGCCCACTTTGCACTATGGGATAGGCTGCAAGTATTCTGTGACCGGCGTGGCGTCAAAGAGATCGGATCTGTGCCCAATGGCAACATTCAGGGGTGGCCAGCCACATCAGATACCATCATGCATGCCCACATCCTCATCTATTGGGTCTACAAGCTCAGAGAAGCCGGCATCATCAGCAAAGGAGAGGCCGCTTACACTTTGGCTTTCATAGACGATGCTGCCACAGTCGTCAGCCTGACAGGCAGCATCGATTCATGTGTGGCAAAAGCAGCGGCATCGCGTGACCTCTTGGCAGAGACATACCTGAAACTTGGCTTCGTTATGGATACGGTAAAGAGCTTCTTTTCTTCGGTGAAATTTGTATATTTAAACGAGCTCTACATTGATGGCACGCAAGTCGGCCACGGCACCAAGACCTTGATGCGCATAGACAGGGACCATACCCGGCGCTTCGCATCACTCCAAGACCACATAGCTACCGCATTTGGCACCGCATCATCCGCAGCGGCAAATGGGGCTGATCCTTTCGTGGCTTACTGG